CTATCTTTGGTGCTGCGTTCGTTTCTGGAGGTGCTAATTTTGAATACCTAACATCTATTGCTGCCCTTAACTACTTTGAACAAGGTGGTGAGTCTTTGTTAGTAACTAGAGTTGCCTCTGGTTCTTACACTGCCGCTACTTCTTCTGTTACAGGTCTTAATGGCACAGCATCATTTACTTTAGACACTTTGTCTGTAGGTACAATAATGAACAACGTAGGTGGAGTTGGAGTTAATGGATCACTTCCATCTGGTTCTTCTGCTAACGTTCGTTGGGAAGTTACTGGTGTAGACACTGGTTCTGGTGTGTTTAGTATCGTTATCCGCCGTGGTGATGACTATAACAATAGTAAGACTATTCTAGAAACATGGAATAACCTATCTCTAGATCCTAATCAAAATAACTATATTGCTTACGTAATAGGAGATCAAACTCAAACTATTCGTCAAGATTCAACTGGAGATTATTATCTACAAACCAGTGGATCTTATCAGAATAATAGCTTGTATGTAAGAGTATCTTCTGTTAATCAAGCCACACCTGGTTACTTCAACCAAGTTGGTGTAGCTCAGAACATCTATACTGGTTCTATGCCAGCTATCGGATCTGGTTCTTTCGGTGGTGCTACAGGAGTTATTTATGGCTCTTTTGGAAAAGCCCCTCTTAATATGTTCGAGGCTATCCCAAGTGTAGCTTCTACAGTTACAACACCAACAACTAACATCCAAGGTATTCATCCAGCTGATTATAATATTGCTATCAACCTTCTTGAGAATACTGACGCATACGACTTCAATGTTATTTATGCACCAGGTTTGACTAGCCAGAATGCTTCTACTCAAGTATCTGACATTCTACTTGTAGCTCAAGGTCGTGGTGATAATATCGCTGTAATTGACATGGTTGGTTATGGTGCTCAAATTGGCACTGTAGTTAGCAATGCTGTATCTTATGACAATTCATATGGTGCAACTTACTGGCCATGGGTACAGATTCGTTCACGCGAAACTGGTAAAGTTAACTTCGTTCCAGCTTCTACATTAGTACCAGCTGTTTACGAATACAATGATAAAGTATCTGCAGAATGGTTTGCTCCAGCAGGTCTTAACAGAGGTTCTCTTTCAACTGTACTTCAGCCAGAAAGAAAGATCGGTGTAAATGATCGTAACGTTCTATATCAAGGAAAGGTTAACCCAATCGCTACCTTCCCAGGTGTTGGAACAGTTATCTATGGTCAGAAGACTCTTCAACAGAAGCCTTCTGCTCTTGATCGTGTAAATGTAAGACGTCTATTGATCGCTCTTAAATCTTATATCGGTCAATTAGGTGAGCAGATCGTGTTCGAGCCAAACACTCAAGTAACTCGTAACAAGTTCTTAAGCCAAGTTAATCCTTATCTTGAGTCTGTACAACAGCGTCAAGGTCTATATGCCTTCCAAGTTGTAATGGACGAAACTAACAATACTCCAGATGTAGTAGATCGTAACCAATTAGTTGGTACAATTTATCTACAGCCAACTAAGACTGCTGAATTCATTCAACTTGACTTCAACATTCTTCCAACTGGTACAACATTTGGTCAATAATATAAAATAAACCACAGATGAACGATAATACTATATTAAGAATCAAAGTACCAGCTCACTTATACGAGAGTGTAAAAGAGCAGTTAACCCTATCTGAAGCCAAAAAAACTAAGCATAACCTTGGTGCTGGCATGGAAATTGTAAAAGAAAAGAAAATGAAAACACCAAAAGATGGTATGAAGAAGATGGAAGAAGTAGAACAAGTTCAAGAAGTTGATAAAGTTGAAGAAGGTGTAATGGATATGCTTCGCGCTGCTTCTGATAAAATCTTTTATAATCCAGCAGTTGTAGATGCACCAAAAGATGTAGTTAAAGCTTGTATCGAAGATGCTAACTCTCAAAAGAAGTCTAATCCTAAAGTTGATAGAGACAATCTTATCGTTAATTGCTTGAAGAGTAAAGGTGCCGCTTTCAAAGCTAGTCAAACTACAGGTATTGCTGAAAAGAAAGACAGAACAATGGATGAGTTGAAGAAGGCTAAAGACATGCTCGAGATGAAAATCAAGAAAATGGAAGAGAGCCTCAACGAGAAGAAGCACAAAGAAGAGGAGAAAGAAGAAAAACAATAATTTAGTTATTGAATATTTATAGTAAGAAACTAAATCGCATATACAATGCCAGTATTGGATCCAAATGAAATAATGTTCACAGCGTTTGAACCTACAGTATCAAACCGCTTTATCATGTACATCGATGGTATTCCATCTTACATGATCAAGAAGGCAGACGCTCCTGGTGTTACTCTAAATGAGATCAAGTTAGATCACATCAACGTTTACCGTAAGATCAAAGGTAAAGCAGAATGGCGTGATATGACTTTGTCTCTTTATAACCCAATCTCTCCATCTGGCCAACAAGCTGTGATTGAGTGGGTACGTCTACACCACGAATCTGTAACTGGTCGTGATGGTTACTCTGACTTCTATAAGAAAGATCTTAATCTATCTATCTTAGGACCAGTAGGTGACATTGTAAGTGAGTGGATCATCAAAGGTGCTTTCATTAAAGAAGCTACCTTCGGAAGCTACGACTGGTCAACATCAGATCCTACTGAATTGACTATGTCTATCGGAATGGATTACTGTGTATTAAATTACTAATACGCTACTTATACCTCCAAAAAGAAAGGCCCCTTACTAGGGGCTTTTTTTATTTTGGTAAATTTAGTATTCGTATATTTATATATAAAAGACAATAGTTTATGAGTGAACAAAAGTTTACGGTACCTACAGAAATGATCGACCTTCCAAGTAAAGGTCTTATTTACCCAAAAGAGAATCCACTATCTTCAGGAAAAGTTGAAATGAAGTATATGACTGCAAAAGAGGAAGACATCCTTACAAATGTCAACCTGCTTCGCCAGGGCCTCGCCATCGAGAAGATGCTAAAGAGCCTAATCAAATCACCTATTAACTACGAAGACCTAACCTTGGGTGACAGGAATGGCTTACTGATAGCCGCTAGAATTCTAGCCTACGGTAAAGACTACACTTTTAAGTATACTAACCCTAGTACTGATGAAGAAGAGAAAGTAGAAGTTGATCTACAGACTCTAAAGTATAGAGAGTTAGATTGGTCTAAGTTTGGTAACAAGAACGAGTTCGGTTTCACTCTACCTTATTCTAAGAACGAAGTAACGTTCAAGATCTTGACAGTAGCTGACGACAAGAAGATTGATGAAGAGATCAAAGGTATGAAGAAAGTTGTAGGCCAAGATGCTGGTATGTTGTCTACCAGACTTAAGTATCAGATCACATCTGTTAACAATGATTATTCTGTTAAGTCAATTCGTGATTTTATTGATCAAGGATACCTTTTGTCTAGAGATTCTATTGCACTCAGAAAGTATATCGCTGATATAACCCCAGATATTGATACAACAGTATCATTTACTTTGAAAGACTCTACCGAAATACAAACAACCCTACCGATGGGTGCAGAGTTCTTTTTTCCCGGGAGCGGACTATAGGTCCGCATTCATGACAGAATGCTTTGAACTCACCTACCATGGTGGAGGAGGTTTTACTTACTCCGAAGTATGGAATATGGACGTGCCTAAACGTAGGTTTAACCTCAAGAAGATCAATGAGTATCTAGAGAAGGTTGAAGAGATGCGTAATGAAGGCCAAAAGAAAGTCACCGAGAAGACAGACGTATCTAAAATCAAACTGCCAGACTTTGTCAAAAAGCCTGAAGAGCCTACCTTTGTATCTAAGGTAAAAACCAAAAGGTAAATATTTATTCGTAAGCAGTATAATGTAAATGGCTAACGAGAATCAAAATACAGGTGCCTCTAATTTAGGAGCTGGACAAGAGAATATCAAACGCCAGCTAAAAGAGCTTATAGAAGACCAAGGAGACTATAACAACCTGTTAAAGGATTCTCTGAGGTCTATACAAAGCCTAGACAAAACCTATACCAGAATTGCTTCTAGAATTAGTGCTCTTAACAGAGATACTATTAATACAAGACAGCTAAACCAAGAACTACAAAGATTAGGCCAAAAAAAGTTTATAACTGAAAAGAACTATTTAGATTTAGCAAAAGAGGTTTCTCAATCTGCCAAAGACGCTGTAAGTATTGCGGAACAAAATGCTAGTAGTCAAGAACAAGTAGTAGAACTATTAAAGGCTCAAGGAGATCTAGAAGCATTAGCATTATATTCTGCAAAACAATCTTATGAAGTAGCTAAAGATAAATATAAATTAGGCCAAGAGGAGTTAAAGACAGAAAGAGAGGTATCAAGACAGTTAGGTATATCAGGAAACCTAATGAAGATATTTGCAGAAAAAGTAGGTGTAGGTGAAGAAGCTTATTCTGCAATGACAGTAAAAGCTAGAAACTTAGTAGAAGAGCAGAAGAACATGAGTAAAACTGGAGCGGTCTTCTCTAAGATATTAGGAAGCTTCCAAGTAGCAGGTTCTGGTTTTGCTTCTATAATGAAGACAGCGTTCTCTAACTTGTTAGATCCACTAGCTATAATAGGAATAGGCGGGTCTTTAATCAAAGGTCTACAAGCAGCTTTAAATTACATACTAGGTATACAAGATCAGACTGTTAAGTTTGCGAGATCTATGAACCTGTCAACAGGTGAAGCTCGTAAGATTAAAATGGAGTTCGCGAGTCTTAGTATATCATCAGGAGACTTATTCATCAATAGCCAAAAGATGGTTGAGTCTCAGATGGAATTTGTAGATGCTTTAGGTGTAACAAATAGACTATCTAATGAACAATTAGCTACTAATATTAAGCTAAAAGATATAGCAGGCCTAGACTTAGAAACAAGACAAGGTATAGTCGAAGCATCAGTATTAACAGGCAAATCTTCAGAAGGTATTACTAAGTCTGTACTTAGTCAAGTTGCAGGATTAAAACAAACAACAGGCATTAGCTTTCAATATCAAAAGATACTTAAAGAAGCATCTAATTTAGGTGGTTATTTAGGTCTATCATTCTCAAAGTATCCTGCTCAACTAACTAAGTCATTAGTTACTGTTAAGTCTATGGGTCTAGAATTGAAACAGCTTGATTCAATAGCAGATTCATTCTTAGACTTTGAGTCTTCTATATCAAAAGAGTTTGAAGCGCAGTTATTAACAGGAAAGCAAATTAACTTAACTAAAGCTCGTGAAGCTTTCTTGAATAACGATCTAGCAACAGCTGCTTCAGAGATAACAAATCAAGTAGGATCAGCTAATGACTTCTTAAAACTTAATCGTATACAAGCTGAATCTTTAGCTTCTGCATTTGGTATGAGTCGTGATCAAATGGGTGAAATGTTGAAGCAACAAGAGATGCTTAGTAAGTTAGGCGCAAAAGATCTTAAAGACGCTCAAGCAAAAGTAGAAGCCTTAAAAGCACAAGGTAAATCTAAAGAAGACATAGTTAGACTTACTGGTGAAGAAGCATATCAATCGTTAGTAAATGCGTCTGCTCAAGAAAAGATAGGTAGTTTTATGGACAAGATAAAACAATCTATTGCCGACTTCGTTGAAAAGAGCGGTATCATAGAAAAGCTAGAAGGGTTCTTTGACTACTTGTCAAAGCCAGAAAATATCAAAAAGGTTATTGAAGGCGTTAGAGACTTTTTTGCTAGCGCAGTTGAATTTATTGGTAAAGCTGCTTATTATATTTTAGAAGGATTAGACTATGTAGCATTAGGTCAAATACCTGATGACTTTATAGATAGCATAAAATCAGGAGCTCAAAACATGGGAGCTCAGATAAGATCACTAGGTGGAGACTTTGGATCAGTTAGTGTTAATGATAAATCAGCTAAAAATGAAACAGCTACAATTTCTTCTACAATAGCTGAAGATAGTATGAGTATGGCAAAAACGCCACCTCCAAAAGTTTTTGTAGTAGTAACTGTCGATCCTATAACTGGTAAGTCTGTAGAAAAGGTTGTGACTCAAGAGTATTTTGAAACTCACTTTGGTCAAATGGGAAAATAAAATTTAGATGCCTCTAATTGACTTACAAACTAATTTAAAGAACCTAAGGTTCGGTAATGATAGACCAGGGTATGGTTCGTCAGGACTACCTTATATTCAGACTATAATGCCAGATACGCCTAATGCAACTGGCACATTTCAACCTATATATAGACCAGGTTCAACTGGAGGTTTAGACTTCCCTATTAGAGGAGGTCAACTAGAGTTTAACTTAGGTACACAATCGTTTACTGTTTCTAGTAGACTTGATAGGACTAGAATTAGAAAGTTCTTTGAAGACAAGCCAAGAGGTACAACTTTTATTCAAAAACAAGTAGGTCTACAATTATCTAACCCTAAGATCGAAACTGGTAACACTTTGTTTGGTATTCCTCAAGGGCTTCCTTATCCTGGCTTATTAGAGAACACTAGAGTGTATAACTTAGGTGCAAATACACTGGCTCAAGTAGGAGTGTCTGGAACAGGTTTTCACGCCACTAGATCAGGTTTAGTGCCATTTAATCCATTTGAGAAGTTCTACTATTCAATAGTAAATGCTCAAAATGTAAACAACCAGAAAGCGTCTAATAGACTTTTGAATTTGACTGCTTTAAAGATGACTATAGGAGACCCATTTGCAAACCCAACAAATGTTCCAGATATAAACTTAGTAAATACGCTAGGTATATCTCTTAATAGGAATATGATCTTCCAATATTTAGGAGGTCCTAATTCTGTTTATGGTATAGGATCTACTACTATTCCTAGAGTCGTTGATACAACTAAGTTAAGATCACAGTTCGCAATGAACTACGATCAACTATATAGACAAAAATCTAACTTTAACAATCCTAGTCCTGAGCTACAAGACTTTAGACAAAAGATTAATGAAGCCGCTGGAGGTGTTATCTTCTCTAATACATGGAATAAAGAACAATCTGTAGACTATAAATTCTTTGTTAATAAGAAAGACAAACTAAACTTAACTTATCCTTTCTTATTTAGAAACGATCAAGCGCCATGGGAGATAAATAAAGAAGAAACACAAGACTTGATTAAGTTTGTTTTTGAGGCTATATCAAACGATGCGCCTACATATTCAATGGCCATATTCTTTAGAGCATTTTTAACTTCCGCAATAAGTGATACCAACTCAGCTCAATTAAACTCATTTAAATACATTGGTAGAGGTGAAAACTTCTACACTTATCAAGGCTTTGATAGATCAATAGGCTTTTCTTTTAGAGTAGCTGTGCAATCTAAAGAAGAGCTTAGACCTCTTTATAATAAATTAAACATGTTATTAGGACAAGTTTATCCAGACTACAGTCCTAATCAAGGCATAATGAGAGCTCCTGTTATTCGTATGACAGTAGGAGATTATTTGTATCGTGTTCCTGGCTTCTTGGAGTCTGTTAATATTACTATTGATAATACAACACCTTGGGAAATTAATTTAGACAACGACCAAACACTAG